TACGGCACCAAGAATGACAAGAACATGATCGCTTCCGCTATGGGCTTCCTCGAAAAGCTGGATTCCGGTGTTCCTGTCAGCTTCACCAGCTACAAGCAGTTTTCCCAGCTTGTTCTTGATGTGGCGGAAGCCATTGATGGAAACTTGGAATATGCGGTGGACTACGATGATTCCCGCTTCAATTCCATCACCGTTGAAGAAGTTTTCGAGGTTGAAAACTGACACAAAATTTTTTACAATGGAAGTGTCTTTTAGGACACGAACCATTTTTGAAAGTTCACTTTCAAGCCGGGGCGAAAGCCCCGGAATGGCCCCAAGTGAAAGCCTTCCCGTGGCGGGGCTGATAAGGCGGAAACGCTGACCGATTTCACAAAAGCTGAAAGGATGTGAGTTGATGATCTTCTATGATTTTGAGGTTTTCCGGTATGACTGGCTGGTTGTCCTGATCGACCTGAACGCCCGAAAAGAAACCGTGATTATCAACGATCCCGACAAGCTGAAACGCTTCTATGAGGAACACAAGGGTGTGATTTGGGCCGGTTACAATTCCCGGAACTATGATCAGTACATTCTGAAGGCCATTCTGTGTGGGTTTGATCCAAAGCCTGTGAATGATTGGATCATTGCAGAGGCTAAACCCGGTTACAGATATTCAAGCCTGTTCAGGGAATACCCGCTGATCAATTATGATGTGATGCCGAACCCGCCAATCAGCCTGAAGGCGCTGGAAGCGTTCATGGGCCATTCCATAAAAGAAACTTCTGTTCCCTTCGACATTGACCGGCCTTTGACTGAAGCAGAGTTGGCCGAAACGGTCAAATATTGCCGCCATGATGTGGAACAGACAGTGGAAGTGTGGCTACGGCGGAAGGAAGATGAATTTGATGCCCAAATGTCACTTGTGAAGGCGTTCCACCTTCCCATTTCTGACATTGGCCGCACCAAAGCACAGCTTTCCGCCAAAATCCTTGGGGCCGTTCAAAGGGAACACAATGATGAATTTGAAATTGAGTTCCCGCCCAGCTTGCGGATCGAAAAATACACGGAAGTTTTGAATTGGTACAAGAACCCCTTGAACCGTGATTATTCCAAAACCCTTGAACTGGATGTGGCCGGGGTTCCCCATGTGTTCGCTTGGGGTGGCCTTCACGGGGCCATTCCCAAATATCACGGGGAAGGTTGGTTTGTCAATGTAGATGTGGCTTCCTATTACCCGTCTTTGATGCTGGTTTATAAGTGGCTTTCCCGTAATGTTCACGATCCTTCCAAGTATGCGGAAATCTACCACACCCGCCTGAAGCTGAAGGCGGAGAAGAACCCCATGCAACAGCCTTACAAGATTGTTCTAAACAGCACCTATGGCGCTATGAAGGATAAGCACAATGCCATGTATGATCCCCGGCAAGCCAACAATGTTTGTGTGGGCGGTCAGCTTCTTCTTCTGGATTTGATTGAACGGCTGGAAGATCATTGTGAAATCATCCAGAGCAACACGGATGGTATTTTGGTCAAACTTCGCCGGTATGAAGATTTTGAAATGCTGGACGATCTGTGTTGGGAGTGGGAGCAAAGAACCGGGATGCGCCTTGAATTTGATGAATTTCAAAAGGTGTATCAGAAGGATGTGAACAATTACATCATTATTCCTTCCGGGCCGCTTCGTGATGAAAAAGGGAAACCCCGCTGGAAGTGTAAGGGTGCCTATGTCAAAAAGCTGTCTGATCTGGATTATGACCTTCCCATTGTCAACCGGGCCATTGTGAACTATTTCCTTCATGGGATCATCCCGGAAACAACCATCATGGAATGTTCCAATCTTCGAGATTTTCAGAAGGTTGTGAAGGTGTCCAGCAAGTACAAATATGCCCTTTATTCCCCGGTGATTACGGAAGCCAAGATCAGGGATGAAAAAGGCCGTTCTAAGAAAATCACCCGCTTTAGTGGTGGTGAGGTTCAGACGGATAAAACCTTCCGGGTGTTCGCTTCCAAGGATCAGAGCAAGGGCGGAATCTTCAAGGTTTCCGGGAAAATCGTCAAGGGCCGGGAAAAGAACCCTGAAAAGTTCGGCAACACCCCGGATCATTGTTTCTTCATCAATGATGATGTGACCAACCTTCCTATCCCGGATGAACTGGACAAGCAATATTACATTGATGTTGCTTGGGATCGGTTGAAAGATTTCGGGGTGGAACGATGAACAATAAAACCTTTCGGGGGGGGGAGCGTTGAAGCATGGAACTGTTTAGGGGCTATGTGCCTACCAGAAACAAACAATGCCTTGAAAAGTTCAAAGGCGTTGAAAAACTGAAAACCCGTTCTGAAGTCCAAGACCTTGATGAATATGCCGGTATTCTTGGGGAAGAAACCATCCTGATTGATGTGGACGATGCGGAAACATCTGAACTTTTGTTCAGAATTGTTCAGGATTTAGAACTGAAGTGCAGAGTGTACGCCACCACACGGGGAAAACACTTCTTGTTCAAGAACTGTGGTGTTAAAAAAAGCTGGACGAAATGCACCTTGGCCGTGGGAATCACCACGGATGGAAAGGTTGGAGCCAATAACAGCTATGAAATCTTGAAGTCCGGTGGCGTGGAACGGCCCATTCTGTATGACTTCCCTGAAGGGGAGATTCAGGAACTTCCCAAGTGGCTGACCCCAGTAAAAAGCAACTATGATTTCCCGAACCTTGGTGAAGGTGATGGGCGGAACCAAACCCTGTTCAACTACATTCTGACCCTTCAGAGTGACGATTTTACCAAGGAAGAAGCCCGTGAATGTATCAGGCTGATTAACCGTTATGTGCTGAAGAAGCCCCTTTCCGACAAGGAACTTGATGTGATCCTTCGGGATGATGCCTTCAAGAAAACATCCTTTTTCCGGGATAAAACCTTCCTGTTTGATAAGTTCGCCACCTACCTGAAGAACAACAACCATATTGTGAAGATCAATAATCAGCTTCACATTTACAAGGATGGTATCTATGTTTCCGGGGCCGGTGAGATTGAAGGGGCCATGATCAAGCTGATCAGCAACTTGAAGCGGGCTTGGCGTTCGGAAGTCCTGTCCTATCTGGAAATCATGATCGAGGAAAACACCAAGGCCACCAACCCGAACATCATTGCCTTCAGCAATGGCCTTTACAATATCCGGGATGGTTCCTTCAAAGAGTTCACCCCGGATGTGGTGATCACCAATAAAATCCCGTGGCCGTACAATCCCGCCGCCCATGATGATCTGTTGGATCACACCTTGAACCGGCTGGCCTGTGATGATCCTAAAGTTCGTGCCTTGCTGGAAGAAATGGTGGGCTACTGTATGTACCGCCGCAACGAACTTGGCAAGGCGTTCATCCTGATTGGTGATAAGAGCAACGGCAAATCTACCTTCCTTCATGTGGTGAAGAACCTTCTTGGGGATCAGAACATTGCTTCCCTTGACCTGAAGGAATTGGGCGATAGGTTCAAAACCGCTGAACTGTTCGGCAAGCTGGCGAACATCGGTGATGATATTGGTGATGAATTTATTGCCAATGCTTCTGTGTTCAAGAAGCTGGTCACGGGTGATCGGGTGAATGTGGAGCGCAAAGGCCAAGATCCTTTTGAGTTCAACAATTATTCCAAGTTCCTGTTCAGCACCAACAATATCCCCCGTATCAAGGACAAAACCGGAGCCGTTCAGCGGCGTTTGGTGATCGTTCCCTTCGATGCCAAGTTCACCCCCAATGATGCTGATTTCCGCCCGTTCATCAAGGATGAATTGTGTGAACAGGGTTCAATGGAATATCTGGCCTTGCTTGGCCTTCAGGGGTTGAAGCGGGTTCTTGGGAACGCACAGTTCACCACTTCCAGCAGAGTTCAGGGGCAGTTGGACGAATATGAGGAAAACAACAACCCCATTATTGGGTTCATCAATGAAGTGGGCCTTGACGGGATTGAAAATGAAGCCACCGATTCCGTGTATCGCCGGTATAAGGAATATTGCATTGCAAACAACTTCCAAGCCCTTTCCAAGATTGAGTTTTCCCGGCAGATCACAAAACGCTGTGGCTTCACAACGGTTCCAAAGTGGATCAGAAACCGGAAAACCCGTGTATTTGTGAAAGGCGGTGACACAGCATGAGTGGTTCCAAGAAGGTGTTCACCACATTAGGCAGTTCCAACCATGTTCCTGAAGAACGAGAAGCATTTGATTACTACGCCACCGATCCAAGGGCCGTGGAAATGCTTCTGGAACTGGAACAGTTTTCCCCGGTCATTTGGGAACCGGCCTGTGGTGAAGGCCACATTTCCAAGGTACTTCAGGCCCACGGTTATGAAGTCATTTCAACCGATTTGATTTACCGGGGCTTCGGTGATCCTGAACCGCTGGATTTCCTGAAGGAAACGCTGGACGATTTTGAAGGCGATATAATCACAAACCCGCCGTATTCAATGGGGCTTGAATTTGTTCAAAGGGCGCTTGAAAGCGTCCGCCCCGGTGGGAAAGTGGCTATGTTCCTGAAGGTTCAGTTTTTGGAGGGGCAAAAACGAGGTGAGTTCTTCAGACATACCCCCCCCGAAAGGTTTATATCAGCCGTTCCCGGCTGGCCTGTTATAAAAACGGTGATATGACCGGGAAACCGGAAAGCGCCATTGCCTATGCGTGGTATGTGTGGGAAAAGGGCTTCACAGGTGATCCGGTGATCAAATGGTTCAACTGAAAGAAAGGATGATTTCAATGTTACCTAAAACCAAAACGGAACGCCATTCCGATATTTGCAAGGAAATCAATGCCTTGTACGCCATGAAAAATCATGACTATGGTGACAGCTTTCACCAGACCTTCACGGAAGAAGGAATGGCAATGCCCCGGATCAGGCTTGGGGATAAGATGGCCCGGTTCAAGAGCCTGACCAAATCCGGGGTTCAGGAAGTAAAGGATGAATCTATCCGTGATACCCTGATTGACCTTGCCAATTACGCCATTATGACCGTTCTTGAATTGGACGATCAGAAAGCGGAGGAACACGCCGATGAACGCTAACCGTTATATGCGGGATTCCTTGCGAACCGCTGACCGTTCCAACATGGATCGGCTGAAGCTGGAATGTGCCTTGGGCCTTTGCGGTGAAGCTGGTGAAGTGGCCGAACAGGTGAAGAAACATTTCTTCCACGGCCATGAACTGGATAAGCGCCACATGATTGAAGAACTTGGTGATGTGGCTTGGTATTTGGCCGTTCTGTGTGATGCCATTGGTTCTGACCTTGATACGGTCATGGAAGAAAACTTGAAAAAGCTGGAACAGCGTTACCCTGAAGGGTTCGATCCTTACCGGTCACAGCACCGGAATGAATTGGGAGGTTGAAGAAAATGAAAATTATCAAGCCTGATGTGCAGTTCATCACCCCGATTGATGGGGCCACTATTCTGAAGCGGCTGGAACAATGTGGCCGTGTCTGCTACAAGTCCGAGGACAAAATCACGGAAGGTTCCGCTGAAAAGTTCGTTGCCGGGATCATCAAGCGTGGACATGAAGCGGTTCTGGAACATTGTTCCTTTACGGTGAAGTTCATTTGTGATCGTGGGGTTTCTCATGAGATCGTCCGCCACCGGATGGCTTCTTACTGTCAGGAATCCACCCGCTATTGTAATTACGGCAAGGGCAAGTTCGGTGAGGAAATCACGGTGATTGAACCTTGTTTTTGGGATGAAAACACCTTGGGCGAGAAGGTGAAAATGGATTGTTGGAGAATTGCCATGCGGGATGCTGAAGATGCCTATTTTGCCTTGCTGGATGAAGGCTGTTCCCCGCAAGAAGCCCGTTCTGTTCTGCCTAACAGCCTGAAAACGGAAGTGGTCATGACGGCCAACATTCGTGAATGGCGGCATTTCCTGAAGTTGCGCTGTTCACCCGCCGCACATCCGCAGATGCGGGAAGTGGCCCTGATCCTGTTGGACAAGGTTCACGCCCTGATTCCGGTGTGCTTCGATGATATTTGGAGTGAATACCATGCCGATGTTTAAGAAGTCCGGTGGTAAAATCTTCGCCGTTCAGTTCAACAAAGCTGAAGAACGGGCCTTGGATCAGGAAATCAAGAAACAGATCGTGGAAAATGATCGGGCCTTTGACATGGACAAAGAATCATCCATCCTGTGGATGCTTCACACCCAATTTGGCTTTGGCCCAAAGCGTCTGAAGCTGGCGTGGAAGCTGTTCTATGCCGAAACCTTGAAGCTACGGGAACATTACCTGATGGAACAAGCCGATGATGGGTGGTTGGCCCGTAAAAAGCTGAAGGACATTGGGTGTGACATTGAAGAATGGTACAGAGAAGAAGGAGGGAAAACCGATGCCTAAACCTTGGGAAAATGCTGAAGGGTATCATGATCCGACAGCCTACCACGGCACAAAGAACATCATTCGTGACGAGGATGAACAGCAGAAGCGGGTGAACACCCTGATCTTCGTCCTGAAGTACATCACCCGTTTGGCGGGGTTTGAACTTCTGAACCGTATTGAAATCAAAGACCGTAAAACCGGGAGGGAATACCGATGATGAATAAACCTTGCCCTTTCTGTGGTGGAGAACCCTTTTTCATGGATTGTGACGGGTGGTATTGGGTTCGTTGTAGAAAATGTGGGGTTGAAACACCCGGATCAGATATAATAGAAATTGCGGAAAATCAATGGAATAGGCGGGTGAATGACGATGAAGAAAATGCTGATGGTGCTGGCCCTGGCGCTGTTCTTGATGGCCGTGGCGGAGCATTACAACATTGATCCCGCTTGGTTCCTGATTGTCTGGTATCTTTCAGACAACATTCCTACCCGGAACGCCTGAACAGGTGCTTCTTCAGTAGGGGTTGGAACAGCGTGTGGAACAGGTATGGAATAGATGTTTTTTCTATATCTGTTCCGCACGAAAACCCTTGATATATCAGGCTTTTTCAGTTGTTTTCAGGGAACGGAACAGATGGAACAGATGTAAATATACTTTCTTCTTATTAAGAAAAAAATATATAAGAAATGTGTATATAAGGAACTGCCCGTTTTATCTGTTCCATGCGTTCCAAAGTCCTGAAACCACTTGATTTTTCAGCATTTATTAACGGTACAGATGCAATGAAAACGGAACAGACCACCGCAGAAAGGATGTGTTACATAGTGAATGACAAAGACCTTTCCCAACAGGCTAAAGAATACTTTGCCCAAATCAGGAAAACGGATCGTTTGATCCATCGGCTTGATAGCACCATTGCAACCTTGCGTTCCAGCTTGACTTCTACCGGAAGCCAACTGAAACAGGACAAGGTTCAGACTTCAGGCCCCAAGAATACCCTTGAAGAAACCATCACCAAGATCATTGATCTTGAAGCCAAGATCAATGCCCGGATTGATGAACTTGTGAGCATGAAACAGGAAGCGTTCACCATGATCAACCGGATTCCTGACCTTGATCAGCAAAATATTCTGATCGGGCGCTATATTCAGTTGAAAAAATGGGAAGATATTTCTGAAGAACTGAATTATTCTATGCAATGGGTTTTTGAACTTCACGGAAAGGGTTTACTTGCTTTTGCCAAGGCAAACAGCGACTTTCTAAACAACCGAGAAAACCAGAGTGCTACCGGTTCCAAACAGAGTAAAGAATCGGTAGAATAGTAAATAAGAAATTGCGCCTACGGGAAACCGGGGCGCTTTTTCTATGCCTGATGAAAGGGGTGAATACCTGTGACACCAAGACAGCGAAAGTTCTGTGATGAATACCTGATCAGCGGCAATGCTACGGATGCGGCAATCAAGGCGGGGTATTCGCCCAAGACCGCAAAGCAGACGGGTTCTGAAAACCTTGCAAAACCTGACTTGAAAGCGTACATCGAAACCGAACTTGAAAAACTTCATTCGGCCAAGATCGCTGATGCTGAAGAAGTCATGAAATACCTGACTTCGGTGATGCGGGGTGAACATACTGAAGAAATCCCGATCCTGTGCGGTGACGGTTGCCAAGAGTTGACACAGAAAGAGGTTGGAGCCAAGGAAAGGCTGAAGGCCGCTGAACTGATCGGCAAGCGTTATGGTATGTTCACGGACAAGGTAGGTGTGGAAGGGGCCGTTCCGGTGATTATCACGGGGGATGATCAGCTTGAAGATTAGCCCACAGGCCAAACGGGTTCACCTTCCTGAAGTGGTTGGCAAGGGTTACGGAACCTTCTGGAACTTCAAAGGCCGTTACCGGGTGTGTAAGGGAAGCCGTGCTTCCAAGAAATCCAAGACAACGGCCCTGAACATCATCAAACGGATGATGCAATACCCGGAAGCCAATACCCTTGTGGTTCGTAAGGTGTTCAGAACCTTGAAAGATTCCTGTTTCACCGAACTGAAATGGGCAATCAACCGCCTTGGGGTTTCAGCCTATTGGGAAATCAAGGAAAGCCCCCTTGAAATGACCTACCTTCCCACCGGTCAGAAGATTTACTTTCGGGGCCTTGATGATCCCCTGAAGGTCACTTCAATTACGGTTGAAATAGGGTTTCTGTGCTGGTGCTGGATTGAAGAAGCATACGAAATCATGAATGAAGCTGATTTTGATATGCTGGATGAATCCATCCGTGGTGCTATCCCGGAAGAAACTGGCCTGTTCAAGCAAATCACGCTGACATTCAACCCGTGGAACGAAAAGCATTGGATCAGGAAACGCTTCTTCGGGGAGATTACCGGCAAGGATGCCCAAGGGAACCCCACATACAAGTTCCATGATAGCTGGATCAGCCCGGATGGGCAGATTTACGCCACAACCACCAATTACCTGTGTAATGAATGGCTGGACACGGCGGATTTGAAGGTGTTCAACACCATGAAGGAAAACAACCCCCGCCGCTACAAGGTGGCTGGCCTTGGGGGTTGGGGCATTGTGGATGGCCTGATTTTCGATAATTGGCGGGAAGAAGCCTTTGATTATCTGGCTATTTCCAAGAAGCCTGATGTGAAAAGCGCCTTCGGCCTTGACTTCGGTTATACCAACGATCCCACGGCCCTGTTCTGTGGGCTGGTGAGTGAGAAGGAAAGAACCATTTGGGTTTTTGATGAACTATATGAAAAGGCCCTGACGAACCGGGCAATCTGTGACCGGATCACCGGCATGGGTTACGGCAAGGAACGGATCAAGGCCGATTGTGCCGAACCAAAGAGCATTGATGAATTGCGGGATGCTGGCCTTCATCGTATCAGAGCCGCCCGGAAGGGCAAGGACAGCGTGAATAACGGAATCCAGTACATTCAGGGTTACACCATCATTGTTCATCCCCGATGCGTGAACTTCATCACAGAGATTTCAAACTACACATGGGCAGAAGATAAGTTCGGGGCCAAGATCAATGTTCCCATTGATGATTTCAACCACCTTATGGACGCTATGCGTTACGGGCTGGAAGATATGTTGGTTGGCCCCGCCTTCAGCTTCGACTAATAGCATGATAGTAACAAAACACACGAAAAACGCACGGTTTCCGTGTGTTTGCGTTTATTAAGCAATGAAGAAAGGCGGTGAAAGCCCGTGTTTGAACAGAAGTACATTCTGAACAAGATTGAACAATGGGCTGAACGCCTTCCATATAAAACCTTGAAGATTGAAGTGGAACTTCCCAATCAGTCTTTGGTTTTAGAGAAAACCCGAAACAGGCCGGTGGGTTTTGCCCCCCCCCGATGGTGAAAGGAAAGAGTGATTGAATATGTTTCTGGATAACGCTATGGAGCGTATCAACCGCCTGATCCTTCAGGGTGGGCGAAACGGCATGACTGAACTTCAGTTTTACGCCGCTGAAATCCGTGAATGGAAGAACAGCCTGAAGCGCATGGATCAGATCAAAGGCGCTGACTACTATGAAGGCCGTCATGACATTCTGAACCGGAAGCGCACAATCATTGGCGCTGATGGCCAACTTCAGGAAGTGGACAATCTTCCGAACAATCGCCTGATTGATAACCAATATGCCCTGATGGTGGATCAGAAAACCAACTACCTTGTGGGCAAGCCCTTCACGGTGAACTGTCAGAACAAAGCCTATGCGGATGCTTTGAACAATGTGTTCAATAAGCGGTTCCACCGGCTTCTGAAGTATGTCTGTGAAGATGCCTTGAATGGTGGCCTTGGCTGGTTGTTCCCGTTCTATGACAAAAAGGGCAATCTGGCCTTCAAGCATTTCCCGGCCTATGAAGTTCTTCCGTTTTGGGCTGACGATGATCATACCATCCTTGATTCCGCTATCCGCCTTTATCCGCAGGAAGTGTGGGATGGATATACCAAGAAAACCATTGAACGGGTTGAACTGTTCAAGGCTGATGGCCTTTATCGGTATATCTATGATGGAACTGATCTGAAGCCTGATGTGGAAGCCGGGGAACATGAAAGCTACTTCACCATTGAGGAAGAAGGCAAGGAACCCACCGAATTGAATTGGGAACGGATTCCCCTGATTCCGTTCAAGTATAACAAACAGGAAATCCCCCTGATTCGCCGTGTGAAAACCCTTCAGGACGGAATCAACACCATGATTTCCGACTTTGAAAACACTATGCAAGAGGACGCACGGAACACCATCTTGATCCTGAAGAATTACGATGGTGAAAATCTTGGTGAGTTCCGCCGCAATCTTGCCACCTTCGGAGCCGTGAAGGTTCGTAATGATGGTGGTGTTACCACCCTAACGGTGGAAGTCAATTCCGAGAACTACAAAGCCATTTTGGATGTGTTCAAGAAAGCCCTGATTGAAAACGCCCGTGGCTACGATGCCAAGGATGATCGTTTGGGCGGCAACCCCAATCAAATGAACATTCAATCCATGTATTCTGACATTGACCTTGACGCAAACGGCATGGAAACCGAGTTCCAAGCGGCCTTTGAAGAACTGTTGTGGTTCATCAACAACCACTTCAGCAACACCGGCGTTGGAGATTTCACGGATGATGTGACGATTGTGTTCAACAGGGATATTCTGATCAATGAATCGGAATCCATTGAAAACTGTTCCAAGTCCGTTGGTATTCTGTCCAATGAAACCATTGTGGAACAGCACCCGTGGGTTACGGATGTTGAAGCAGAAATGGCCCGGTTGCAGAAGGAAAAGGAAGAAGCTATGGCACAGGCACAGGAATACGCCGGGGCCTTCCAGACCGGCAACCAGAACAAAGGTGACAATGGCGAGGGTGAATAACCCCCGCCGTTTCACAATATATGCCGGGGCAGACATTGAGTGTGGCGGGGTGCTATTACTCCTACCCGCCAAAGGGTGAAATTCCCTTCCCCGGCCCATCATGGCCCGTTAGTCAAGTGGTTAAGACACCGCCCTT